AAACATCAAGTGTTAAGAAATTTGCCGAAGACATTATAAGCAAACTTCCAAAAAATTCTTCCCTAGAGGAGTGATAGAAAAACACATTTTTCTAAGACTAAATTTTGGAAATTCTCGAAGAAGATATTGAACAACGGAGTTATTTCTAATGAAATCATAATTTGAATCGTCCGTAGAATATGTATCGTTTTTAATTTTTAAGAGACCTAGTCGTTCTAAGTTCGTTAAAGAAGGGGCGAGTTCATCAATTCCTTCAGAACCATCTATAAAGTATATGATTGGGAATATTGTTTTAGTTCCTATATCGGATTTTTCTACGGCTTTCATGCAAGGAATTGGGGAGTCTGTTGCGTAGCCCTGTTCTTTTAAGGATTGGAGAATCAGAGCATCTGTGATATCTAGTTGCTTGATAATTTCAACGAAAGACGGGTGTATAATCGAGTTCTTTCGATCGTCGAACGAACTTGCTAGTATTTTCGCGAACATAGAGCGCAGCTCTTCTTCCTCAATATAATACTTAGATGCTTCCAATGCAGGACCTAATATTTTTAGAGGTGGTTCTTGGACATTCTCTGGTGGGATAGCTGCCACTTGTTGAAGTGTGCTATTTCTGAGATTCTCAACATCGATTTCGTTTTTTGCACGCAATAATGCTGCTTGATTAGAAACATCGTGTCCATAATTGATATACCACCAATCTTGCAAAGTTTGAATAGGTCCAGCGAATACACCGGCTGAAGTAGCTCCTCCTAAAAATCCTGTAACAAGAGGAAGAAAGTCTTTGAATTGGTTAGGGTCCATGATAATGATTTCTTTCTGTTTAGATTTTGACTAAAACAGTGAGAGGTCCTAGTCATAAGTTATTATATCAAATCAAGGAGGAATCACATCGGTCTCAAGACTGATATAGGAGGTTGAATGGAGGATAAAATCATAGAATTAGCTGATTACTTTATCAGTGAGCACACAACATACAGAGAAGCTAAAATAGCGTGTGAGAAGCTATTAAAACAAGTTAGCCATGAGATTGAACTCAGGGCGATGGAAAGTAAAATTCCTAAACAAAAAAGCACCTAACAAAAGTCAGGCGCTTACCAAAATATTCACTTAAAGTATAACACAGAAAGAGAGGAAAATCCATGCCTAAAGCAGAAATTACTTACAAGCCAGTTGGAATAAATGAAAAAGCGACTCATGGAGATTATACACATCTTTGTCAGATGTGGGAAGGTCTCACGGTTGGTACTGCTAAAATTTGGGCTACTGAAATGCGAGGTCATCCAGATTTTAAACAATTTATTGATAATCCAACACATAAAATTGTATTCGTCAATTACGAAGGTTTTCGACTTTTCGTGAAATGGAAAAGCAGAAATCGTTACCGAACTAAAAAAGAAACTCTGGCAGAAATGCTAGAAAATCTAAAAAAAGAAAAACAATTGGGAGTTTTAACATGAAACTATTAAACAAAATCACAAAATGGTTTTTCAACACAACAAAAATCGAAGTCAACACCGACTGGAGATTGGTTGCGTTGGACTTAAACCAAGAATTGATTGCAGCACAAGAAGAAAACCAAATACTTTATCAGCGCATCGCTGACTTAGAAAAACTTTTAGAGGTATAGAAATGTATATCATATCAATCTATGTCAAAAATATTAAAACAAGGGAAGATGAATTCAGTATTATTGGAAGAGACTTTTTACCTGTTGGTGAGCAAGATTATTCAGCTACGGCTTTCGAGACGAAAGAAGAAGCTATTGCTTATTTGAAGTCAACTTCGTATGAAGCTACGGGCGCGTATGGTAATGACTGGGTATACAAAGACGAGGCTTCGTCTGGAGTGGAATCCCGTTGTCGAATTTGGAAAGTAGAACATTAGAGGTATAAAACATGACAGAACCTAACATTTTAAGCCAACTTCTTGGAATTGCAACAAATATGATTAGTTTGTTCATTGTATTTACACTGATTGCATACGGTGAACAAAAAGCAAAAGATAAGATGCATAAGCAGCAAGAACATGACAAGATGATTATTGAAGTCTACCAGCAAGGTAGAAAGCAATTCAACAACATCGCACGACAAAACATTCGCAACTGCGACCGTCAATTCACATACGATAACCAACCACCTGTTGGACTATCGAAGAAACAAAAACAAGGAGCATAAAATGGTAACAATCAATAAACTGGAAATCGAAAACGTTAAGCGCGTTAAAGCGGTTAAATTAGAGCCGTCAACAAAAGGCTTGACAATCGTCGGTGGTAACAACAATCAAGGCAAAACAAGCGTATTAGACGCGATTGCTTGGGCTCTAGGTGGCAACAAGTACAAGCCTAGCCAAGCACAACGCGAAGGAAGTACAATTCCGCCTAGTTTAAAAATCACACTATCAAACGGATTGATTGTAGAACGCAGCGGGAAGAATAGCACTCTCAAGGTCATTGACCCGAGTGGTAACAAGGCTGGTCAAAACTTGCTTGATAGCTTCGTAGAAGAATTGGCCATCAACTTGCCAAAATTCATGGAGCAGACTAGCAAAGAAAAAGCAAAAACTTTATTGCAAATCATCGGAGTGGGCCCGCAGTTGGTTGAATTGGAAATGCAGGAAAAGGCAAAATATGACGAACGCCATGCAATCGGTGTGATTGCTGACCAAAAAGAAAAATTTGCTAAAGAGCAACCTTACTACCCAGATGCACCGAAAGAGCTAGTCTCTATCGCTGAACTTATCCAACAACAACAAGCTATCCTTGCGAAAAACGGGGAGAACGCCCGTAAACGTCAAAACTTAGTGGCTATCCAAAATCAACATGCTTCAGCAACTGCAGAGGTTGAACGATTGGAGCAATTGCTGGCCGATGCCAAAGAAAAAGAAAGTCAGTTGGCTCAAGATTTGGCTATCGCGAATACAGATGCCATGGAACTTATCGATGAATCTACTGAAGAAATCGAAAACAACATCGCAGAGATTGACGAAATCAATCGTAAAGTTCGTGCTAATCTTGACAAAGATAAAGCCGAAGAAGATGCCAAAGGCTATCGCGAGCAATACAAAGAACTTGACAATGTGATTGCTGATATCCGTAAGCAGAAGACAGACTTGCTCACTAACGCAGACTTGCCGTTGCCTGGCTTGTCAGTGGATGATGGCGAATTGCTCTACCTCGGCCAACGATGGGACAACATGTCAGGTAGTCAACAATTACAAGTAGCAACTGCAATCGTGCGTAAATTGAAACCAGAATGCGGATTCGTACTGATTGATAAGTTGGAACAAATGGATCAGCTAACTTTGCAAGAGTTTGGAGCATGGCTCGATCAAGAAGGCCTGCAAGCAATTGCGACCAGAGTATCAACAGGAGATGAATGTAGCATCCTGATTGAAGACGGGTATAGCGTTAAACCTGTGAAGTTTGAAAGTTCCGCTCAGCAAGGACATCAGCAAGGAGACGCTGAAACAGTCGCACCAACATGGCAAGGAGGATTTTAGAAAGGGGAATAATATGGCTACTGCACAATTACATAAAAAGAACTCAATGATTATGAGGTTTCATCAGGCTGACGGAGTACATCCCAAAAATGGTGAAAAAATCAACATTTCATTTTCTGGCTTGACGACTGTTATTGAATACAAAGGTCGATTAGTCACTTGGGATATCCAGGAAATGATTAACGAAGCGATTAATTTAATTGAAAGAGAGGACAAATAATGCAAATCACAAGAGGAAAACGGGCGCGAGCTCAAAAGGTAGTTATCTACGGTCCGGAAGGAATTGGAAAGTCTAGCTTTGCTAGTCAATTTCCAGAGCCTGTCTTTATCGACACGGAAGGTTCAACAGATAACATGGATGTGGCACGACTCGACAAGCCAACAAGCTGGACCATGTTAGTCAATGAGATTGCTTTTATCAAGGCAAACTCAACAGAGTGTAAAACACTCATTGTTGATACGGTTGACTGGGCAGAACAATTGGCAGTAACCCACGTATGCTCACAACATGGAAAACAAGGGATTGAAGATTTCGGATGGGGCAAGGGCTATACTTATGTCCAGGAAGAAATGGGGCGTTTCTTAAATGCATTATCTGATCTAGTTGATATGGGTATCAATGTAGTATTGACTGCACACGCTCAAATCAAGAAGTTTGAACAGCCAGACGAGATGGGTTCCTATGACCGATACGAATTGAAACTTGGCCAAAAGACAGGTTCTAAAACGGCACCGCTTGTCAAAGAATGGGCAGACATGGTTCTGTTTGCAAACTACAAAACCTTAGTCATGACGACTGATAACGGCAAAAAGAAAGCTCAGGGCGGTGAACGTGTGATGTATACCAATCATCGACCAGCTTGGGATGCCAAAAATCGTCACGGTTTGCCAGATGAAATGCCGTTCAATTACGCAGGAATCGCTCATATCTTTGTTGGTCAACAACAGGCACCACAACCGCAAGTTGAACAACTTCAGGCAGTTGCTCCAGAACCTCAGCAAACTACACCACAAGCCCCAGAGCCAATCCAAGAGGAATTGCCTCTCGATATGTCTACGGTTGGTGAAGTACCTAAAAATAAAGCTCCCGTCGAACAACAAGCGGCGCCCGCACAATATCATGCAAGCTTACCAAAGAGCTTGACTGACCTCATGTCTCAAAATAATGTGACAGAAGAAGAGCTTCAAAAAGTCGCATACATCCGTGGACACTTCCCGCTAGGAACTCCGATTGAAAACTTCCCGCCTGATTATTGGGATATGATTGTCTCTCACTGGCAGGCAACTATGGAAGTTATTCAAAATCAGGTTCGAGCAGATCCCGAATTGCCCTTTACCGTGTAAGTTTTGGGAATTAGAAATTATAGCAAAATACAATAAGGAGTATCTATGAAAGATAAAACTATTAAAATTAATTTGTCAAAAATTGCAAATACAGCCTTACAAGAAAAGGTTGACAAAGAACTTGAAAAAGTCCTTGAGAATATTCTGGACCTTAATACAGAAGCTAAAGCAACCCGTAAGGTCACGATCACACTGACGATGTCAACAGACGATGAGCGTACAGTCGTTAAGACAGGTATGGAAGTCAAATCTACCTTGGCACCACAGAAAGGTGTCGCAACAACCGTAATTGTCGGTCGCGACGACACTGGTAAAATTCATGCTAATGAGCTCAAAAGTGGCATTCCAGGTCAGACTTACTTTGATGACAATGGAGACATGAGAACTGACACTGGCGAACTTATCGAAAAAGTCGAGCAACAAAACACAAATATCATTGATTACAACAAAAAGAAAGCAGGTAACTAACCATGACAGAAAATATTAAAGATGCATTATCATACGCAGTCGAACTAGCGGGTAAAGAAAACAAAATCATTCGTTCAGAAACCGGGAAGGAATATTTTGACAGCGATGAATATGACTTACGGGAACTTAACCCTCGTAAGTACGCACCTGTCCTTGAGCTTCAGACACTCAAAAGTCTAGTTGACTACCTCAAATCAGATAACGATCTCATTAGTGATCGTAAACTTGTACTTGTTGTGGACAGTTACCAAAAAGTATCTGTATATGATCAAGTTGATTTTGAAAATGGTAAACGTCCTCAGCTCGTATCTGTAAAAGCAAATGTTCCAGTTATTCCGTTCAGTAATTGGCGCGATCAGGAAGAATTCAATATTATGCTGCAGTCTATGTTCATCAATGATGCAGACCGTAATTTGGTTTTGGATTTTGCTAGCCATTTGAAAATCGAAAAAGGTGCAGAAGTACAGGACAATGGCATCAGTCAAATGGCGACAGTTCGCGATGGTGTAGCTAGCTTAGCACAAGCTAAGACTCCAAATCCAGTAACTTTGCGACCATATCGTACCTTCAACGAAGTAGAACAACCTGCTAGCCAATTCATCTTCCGGATCAACAAGTTGGCGAACCTGGCACTTTTTGAAGCAGATGGTGGTAAATGGAAATTAGAAGCCGTCGAAAGCATCGCAAATTATTTAAAAAATGAACTTGCTAACAACAAAAAAATCACTATTTTAGCTTAAAGGAGAAAACAACATGACACAACAACAATTTAACAACTTTGACCGCGAATACGACTGGAACGACACTATCCAAAAAGATGCAGAATTCACATTGCTGCCTGAAGGGCTATACACTTTCACAGTTAAGAGCTACGAGCGTGGACGTCACACACCAAATCCACAGAACCCTGGCAAATTGCCAGCATGTAACAAGGCGACCGTTCATATTCAAATCGTTGCAAATGAAGGTGAAACAGAATTACGTCACAACTTATTCTTACATAGCTCAACAGAAGGTATGTTGTCAGCGTTCTTTGGTGCTATTGGCCAAAAACGAAAAGGTGAACCATTGCGTATGGATTGGAACGCTATCGTAGGGAAAACTGGTGTATGTAAGGTCGGAGTTCGTGAGTACAACGGTAACAAGTACAACGAAGTCAAGGGTATGATCTACGCTGAAGATGTTGATTACACAAAAGTGTTGAACCAACAGCCAGGACAAACTACACAAGCAAGCTACCAACAACCGCAGCAGAATTTTGGACAACCACAAGGGCAAGCTGGATATCAAGCTGGTCAATTTTAGGAGGTAAGGGATGCAATTAAGACCTTATCAACAGGAAGCACGGGAAGCTGTTCAAGCTGAATGGGCTAAAGGTCGCAAGCGCACGCTCTTAGTATTGCCAACAGGATGTGGAAAGACAATCGTCTTCTCCAAAATTATTGAAGACCAAGTGAAAGAGGGCAAGCGTGTGCTTGTCCTTGCTCATAGGTCAGAGCTTTTAGAGCAGGCTAGCGATAAGCTAAAGACTGCGACCGGACTTGGCACAGCACTAGAGAAAGCTGAGAATACCTCTATCGGTTCTTGGTATCGGGTTGTAGTAGGATCAGTCCAAACCATGCAGAGAGAGAAACGGCTTAGTCAATTTCCTCCCGACTGGTTCGACACGATTGTCGTTGATGAAGCCCATCACGCTATCTCAGATGGCTACCAGCGTGTCCTTGGTTATTTTGAACAGTCAAATGTACTAGGAGTAACTGCAACGCCTGACCGTGGAGATATGAAGAATCTTGGCTCTTACTTCGATAGCTTAGCTTATGAGTATTCACTAGTCCAGGCTATTCAAGAAGGGTACCTATCAAAAATCAAGGCTTTGACAATCCCGCTTAGCTTAGATTTATCAAATGTCAGCATGTCAGCGGGTGATTTCAAGGCGAGCGATGTTGGGACGGCATTGGACCCATATCTGGAACAGATAGCGGATGAAATGGTCAAGCAATGTGCGGACCGCAAGACAGTTGTATTCTTACCATTAGTAAAGACATCGCAGAAGTTTCGCGACATTCTGAACGCAAAAGGTTTTCGTGTTGCTGAAGTCAATGGAGAGTCCAAGGACCGTGCGGAGGTTTTAGAAGACTTTGAGAAAGATCGCTACAATGTGCTTTGTAATTCGATGTTATTGACGGAAGGCTGGGACTGCCCGTCAGTAGATTGCGTGGTCGTGTTAAGACCTACTAAGGTACGTGCCTTGTATAGCCAGATGGTAGGGCGTGGTACTCGATTACATCCAGGGAAAGAAGAATTGCTTTTGCTAGACTTCCTCTGGCACACTGAACGCCACGAGCTATGCCGGCCGGCTCACTTGATTTGTGAAACTCCAGAAGTCGCTCAGAAAATGGTTGAGAATATGGAAGAACAAACAGGTGTCATGCTTGACCTTGAAGATATGGAAGTTAAGGCAGCGGAAGACGTAGTCGCTCAACGTGAGGAAGCTTTGGCCAAACAATTGGAAGAAATGCGTAAACGTAAGCGCAAGCTAGTAGATCCATTGCAATTTGAAATGTCTATCCACGCTGAAGACTTGTCGAATTACGTGCCAAACTTCGGATGGGAGATGTCACCTCCTAGCGACAAACAAATCAAAGCGCTTGAAAAATATGGCATCTTTACTGACGAAGTAGGAAATGCAGGAAAAGCCAATCTCTTGTTAGACAGATTGCACAAACGACAATCAGAAGGATTGACCACACCAAAGCAGATTCGATTCTTAGAAGGTCGAGGTTTCAAAGATGTTGGTATGTGGCAATTTGACCACGCTAGAAACATGATTGATCGTATCGCAGCGAACGGATGGAGATTGCCTACAGGCGTGCGACCGTCTGAATATGTTCCGGGGTGATGTATGAAATTATTTCTTAACGAAGACTGTATAGATGTCATGAAACGATATCCTGATGGTTACTTTGACTTAGCTATTGTAGATCCTCCATATTTTTCCGGTCCGGAAAAAAGAGAATTTTATGGGAACAAAATCAGTCCTATAGGAGTCCATAGATTGTACGGCAAAACAACTAAATGGGAAGTTCCGGGGAAAGATTATTTTGATGAATTATTTAGAGTTTCAAAAAATCAAATTATTTGGGGCGTGAACTACTTCAACTACTCTTTTGGCCCTGGTCGCATTGTTTGGGACAAGGTTAATGGTCAATCAAGTTTTTCAGATTGTGAGATAGCATACTGCAGCTTACATGATAGCACGCGCCTATTTCGCTATATGTGGAATGGTATGATGCAAGGTAAATCAATCTCTGAAGGCCATATACAACAAGGGAATAAGTCCTTGAATGAAATTAGAATCCATCCAACACAAAAACCGATAAATCTTTATCTTTGGTTACTTCAAACTTACGCAAAAGAAGGTGATAAAATCCTAGACACACACGTTGGCTCAGCAAGCAACCTAATAGCTTGTGAAGAAATGGGATTTAACTATGTAGGTTGCGAATTAGACGAAGATATTTTTAACTCAGCAAAACAGAGACTTGAAAATTATAAGTCACAAATAAAATTATTTTAAAGGAGAAAACAGTGGCAGAGAATGATTTTAACTTATTGCCGTTGCTGGATTACATCAATCCTGCCACGGTAGACTACCAGACATGGGTAAATGTGGGCATGGCCCTTAAACACGAAGGTTACACGGCATCTGATTGGGACACCTGGTCGCAAAATGATAGCCGGTATAAGAAATTTGAATGCTTCAAGAAATGGGACACATTCAACGAGGAAGCAGGAACTATCGTGACCGGCGCAACGATTACCCAACTGGCAAAAGAAAATGGTTGGGTATCTCAATCTGGCTATGACAGCGAGAATGCCCATGAATTAGGTTGGACAGATACAATCGATCGTGACTATCGCGTCATCGACAAGGACTGGATTGAAGGAAAGGAAATCCACGAGCCGACTATTTGGAATCCGGTTCAGGAAATTATCAAATACCTTGAAACACTCTTTGAAGCTAGCGAAAATGTTGGGTACGTCACGGAAAGCTATCCAAAAGTTAACGACGAAACGGGCGAAATTGAAAAATGGCTTCCAACTAAGGGGGCGTATGACCGTACTGCTGGGCAATTGATTGAAGCCTTTAGCAAATGTAATGGAGATATCGGTGCAGTCCTGGGCGATTACCACGAAGAAGCTGGCGCATGGGTTCGATTCAATCCTATGGATGGCAAGGGTGCCAAGAACGAAAACGTGACAGATTTCAGATATGCCCTGGTTGAATCTGACAGCATGCCAATCGATAAACAAAACGCAATTTACAAAGAACTTGAATTGCCGATTGTTGCTTTGGTCCACAGTGGAAACAAGTCGCTACACGCTATCGTTAAAGTAGATGCTAAGAACTATGAAGAATATCGAAATCGTGTTGATTACCTATATAAAATTTGTCAAAAGAACGGAATCATCGTCGATACGCAGAACCGAAATCCAAGCAGACTATCACGCATGCCAGGATTCATTCGCAATGGCCAGAAGCAATTTCTAGTAGACACGAACATCGGTAAGACTGATTGGGATGAGTGGTATCAATACATCGAAGATTTGAACGATGATTTGCCTGATCCAGAATCACTTTCGGATACCTGGGATAATTTGCCAGAATTGGCGCCTGAATTGATTAAAGGAGTTCTTCGTCAAGGTCATAAAATGCTGATTGCTGGACCGTCAAAAGCTGGTAAGTCATTCGCGCTGATAGAGATGTCGATTGCAATTGCTGAGGGCAAGAAGTGGCTAGGCTGGGATTGTACGCAGGGGCGTGTCCTCTATGTCAATTTGGAGCTAGACAGACCGTCTGCCTTGCATCGTTTCCGCGATGTCTACTATGCAATGGGATTAGCTCCGCAAAATATCAACAACATCGATATCTGGAATCTCCGTGGAAAAACTGTACCAATGGACAAGTTAGCGCCTAAGCTCATTCGTCGAGCTTTGAAAAAGAATTATATCGCAGTCATCATCGACCCGATTTATAAAGTTCTGACTGGTGACGAGAATAGCGCAGACCAGATGGCACATTTTACGAATCAATTTGATAAAGTGGCGACAGAGCTAGGCTCTAGTGTTATCTACTGTCACCATCATTCAAAAGGTTCTCAAGGTGGTAAGAAATCCATGGACCGCGCCAGTGGTTCGGGTGTATTCGCTCGAGATCCTGACGCACTTATTGACCTAGTAGAGTTGGAGGTGTCAGAAGAATTATTGACGCAGCGTTCGAACCAAGCGACATGCGAGGTTTACAAACAGGCTTTACAAGAACGAAATAACGCTTATTACCAACAGAATGTCGGACTAGATGATCTATTGAGTCCTGCGCAGATGAGAACGCACTTTGAAAAAGGTATCGATGATGTCATGACTCGAGCTCCATACGTGGACAAACTTGAAGAAGTACGCAAGCAAATTCAGATAGCGACTGCGTGGCGTGTGGAAGGTACACTTCGCGAGTTTGCCAAATTCAAGCCAGTGAACATGTGGTTCAGCTATCCGGTACACGCGCTTGATAAAACGGGCGTACTGGCCGATATTCAATTGGATGATGTGAATGGGAAAAATTCTCCGTGGAAAAAAAACTTCGATAAGAAAGAAACCAAAGAGGATAAAGCTCAGAAAGTTGAGACTGCAATCGGAATTTTGAATGATGGTATCGAACCAGTAACTCTGGAAAGTTTGGTAGATTATTTCTCTACTGAAGAGAAGCCAGTGAGTGAAAAAACAGTCCGTAGGTGGATAAAAAACAACGGAAAATTTGAAATTATAAACAAGGAAATTGTGCCGAAAAACTTAAATATAGATGAATAGGGAC